TAAATGGTTTCAAAGCATTGTTAGCAACATGGGAACAACACCCAGACAGAGATGATGCTTGGGCACAAGAAGAAAGATACAGAGTAGGTGAAGAACGTTTTAGACGAGAGCATGAATGCGAATTTGTTATCTATGACGAGACTCTTATTGACTCATTACATTTATTAGAAATGAAAGGCGTAGAGCCAATGATTAAAATGGGGCAAACTAGATGGTATAAAAATATTGATCCTGAAAAAACTTATGTTGTGAGTTTAGATCCTAGCAGTGGTACTGGCGGCGATAATGCCGCAATACAAGTTATAGAAACACCGAGTATGATACAAGTGGCAGAATGGTGCCATAATAAAACTCCCATTGAAGGTCAAATAAAGGTAATGAAAGAGATTTTAAATTACTTGCAAAACAATGGCGCATTTCAAATTTACTGGAGTGTCGAAAACAACACCATCGGTGAAGCGGCTCTTGTTGTTATTAGAGATTCAGGAGAGGAAACATTTCCCGGGGAAATGCTACACGAACCTAAAAAAATACAAGGTAAGAAAGGACGTAAAGGGTTCCACACAGGACATAAAACAAAAGTCGAGGCATGCTTACAATTAAAAAGATTAGTTGAAAACGGCAAACTTAAATGTTTAAGTAAACCGTTAATTAGTGAATTTAAAAATTTTGTTGCTAGAGCAAATAGTTTTGCCGCTAAACCCGGTGAAAGCGACGATTTAGTTATGAGTTTAGTATTAGCAATTAGGATGATAGAATTTATCGGCACGTTCGAAGATGACGTGTTCGAAGCAATTAATAGCAATATCGGTGATTATGGAAACTTTGATGACTACGACGACGATGACGCACCATTACCGATTGGTATCCTCTAGAAGATAAATAGTTGTATGGCAATTAATAAAGAGCAAATAGCAGAAAAAATATTCAACCTTCTAAAAGGTTTTGGATTTAAAATTCAGTCCTTTACAACAGAGGGTAAACTAAGTATTGATCCGTCTACAGCAACTAGATTTGTTGTAGAAGAACCTAACATACTAGTTAGATTAGACTTTACTGAAGATACAATTATTTTAAAAACCAGTGAAGATTTAGCAGATCATGGTCTTAGAAAACAGTTAAAAGATTTAACTCACGATTATTTGATGCGATTTGATTATCAAATATTTGATAAAAAACTTAAAGCAAAAGGTGAACAAGCAGATATTGCCAAAAAATCGGAGAATAGCATGGCAGATGTAATGGAAGGTTTTGGTACAATGACTGGTAGCTCTAAAACTAGTTACCAACCATTAGATGATATCAAAATAGTTGTAAGGCATAAAAAAGCAGTCGACGAAGATGTACGTGGTTCTAGAAGTAGAAACATCCATAGTATTTTTGTACAACGTGGCGAAGAAAGATTTAAACTACCTGAAAATAATTTAGCAATGGCTAGAGCAATGGCTCGCCATTTACAAAAAGGTGGTGAAACATTTGATGAAATTGGCACTAAGATAGTTGAAATGGCCGCAGACTATAAGTCGCTAGGACAATTTGTAAACTATGTTAGGAAGTCAAAACTTGTAAACGAAGACAATCAAATGTATGTCGATCTTGCGATAGAAAATGTACAAAATATTAAAAACACATTTAAAAGACTTGCTGGTGCTAAAACTTATGACACTGCCATCCAAAGTTTTAACGAAGCAGAAGATGTTATTGAATTAGATGAAGATACAACAGACATCGAATCATTGTTCACTGAAACACATTTTGATGATAAAGTTGCTAACGTCATAGACAACTTAAAGACTTTATCAGTAAAAAGAAAAGCATTTGAAGGTTATTTAACAAAAGCAATAGCAAAAGAATCATTTGCAGATCTTAAAAATTTATTAAGCGAAAGCGATATAATGGATTTTGCATCACCTAATGCTAAACTTGGATATCAAGTTAGTCAGTTAGGGTTTGCGGCAAAAGATCAAAAGTTAGGAAATTATTTACAAGGTCTTAGTAGAAAACTTAATTCAGGCGGCGGTTTGAGCCAATTTGAGTACGGTACTATTAAGAGTTGTTTATTAGGTGCAAAGAATAACGCAGTAGAGGCTGGTGCTAGTGGTTACACAGCAGAAGCACAATACGAAAGTTTCTTGAACCAATTTGTAGAATAAAAACTGCAATCAAAAGACTAAATAACATTGTTAGAAAAAAAGGTTGACTTTTTTCTATCTTGGCATTAATATAATAAAATAGCAATACGCATGGTGTGTATTGCAAACATGGCTACATGGCACATATAAGGAGAAAACATTATGGCATCTTTAGCAGAAATACGAGCAAAGCTCGCGGCAATGGAGAACAAAGGTTCTTCGAATTCACCCACCCAAAGCGATAACGCAATTTACCCATTTTGGAACATTGATGAAGGTACTAGTTGTACACTTCGTTTCCTTCCTGACGGTAATCCAAATGCAGATTTCTTTTGGGTAGAACGACAAATGATTCGTTTGACATTCCCTGGAGTAGTTGGCGGAGACAGCAAGCCTGTAACCGTACAAGTACCATGTATGGAAATGTATAACGAAACATGTCCAGTACTAACCGAAGTAAGACCTTGGTTCAAAGACCCAAGTCTTGAAGACATGGGCAGAAAGTATTGGAAAAAGAGAAGTTACATTTTCCAAGGATTTGTAAACGAAAATCCTTTAAATGAAACTGCACCTGAGAATCCAATCAGACGTTTTGTAATTGGACCTCAAATCTTTAACATTATTAAATCAGCATTGATGGATCCTGATATGGAAAACATTCCAACTGATTACGTTAATGGCACCGACTTCCGTTTAACTAAAACTTCAAAAGGTCAGTATGCAGACTATTCAACTAGTAAGTGGGCAAGAAAAGAAAGTGCTCTTACTGAAGAACAGTTAGCATCAATTGACACGCATGGCTTGTTTGACTTGAATGATTTTCTTCCCGCTAAACCTACAGCAGAAGGTGTACAAGCAATTTCAGAAATGTTCGAAGCCAGTGTAAACGGTGATCAATATGATCCAGCAAGGTGGGCTAACTATTATAAGCCCTACGGACTTGATACAGGGACGCAAACTCAAGCAACAGTTGCTCCTGTACAGACAACTGCGGAACCAAGTGTGGCTCCTGTAGCAGAAACAGTGGTGGAAACACCTACTCCTACTCCAGCACCAGTTGCTGAAGAAGCACCTGCTCCAGCGCCAGCGGCTGAGTCAGCAGACCAGGGAAAGAAATCAGCAGATGACATTCTTGCAATGATTCGTAACCGTCAGTCTTAAGGAGAAGAATCATGCAGAAACCATTTGACTTAACTAAGTTCCGTACTGGCATCACTAAATCTATTAGTGGTATCAGTGCAGGATTCCACGATCCACAAGATTGGATTAGCACAGGCAACTACACACTAAACTACTTAATTAGTAGCGATTTTAACAAAGGAATTCCTTTAGGTAAAGTTAGTGTTTTTGCAGGTGAATCCGGTTCTGGTAAATCGTTTATATGTTCAGGCAATCTTGTAAAGTCAGCACAAGAAATGGGCTGTCAAGTAGTATTGTTCGACTCAGAAAACGCACTTGACGAAGAATGGCTCCAAGCACTTAATGTTGACACAAGTCCAGAAAAACTATTGAAAATCAGTGTTTCAATGATTGACGATGTTGCAAAAGCAATCTCAGAATTTATGAAAGACTACAAAGCAAACTACAGCGATCTTCCTTATGAAGAAATGCCCAAGTTAGTATTTGTTGTTGATAGTTTAGGCATGTTGCTAACACCTACTGATGTAGATCAGTTCCAAAAAGGTGACATGAAAGGTGATATGGGTAGAAAGCCTAAGGCTTTAACCGCATTAGTTAGAAACACAGTGAATCAGATCGCTCCTTTTCCGATTGCACTGATTGCAACTAACCATACTTATGCATCACAAGACATGTTTGACCCTGATGACAAGATTTCAGGTGGTCAAGGCTTTATCTATGCATCATCTATTGTAGTTGCAATGAAGAAGTTAAAACTAAAAGAAGATGAAGATGGCAACAAAACATCTACAGTACAGGGTATTAGAGCGGCTTGTAAAGTGATGAAATCGCGTTATGCAAAACCGTTTGAAGGTGTACAAATTAAAATTCCTTATGAGACAGGTATGGATCCATATAGTGGCCTATTGGAAATGCTTGAATCAAAAGGTATTGTAGAAAAAGTTGGTAACAAACTTTCTTATACATCTCCTGTAACTGGTGAAGAAATTAAAGAGTTCAGAAAAGGCTGGACTGGAGAGAAACTTCAGATAATTATTGACGAATGGGGACAAAATCCTGTCGCACAAAACGACATTATTGACGACCCAGAACCTGAAGACTTTAATCCAGAACCAGAGGAGTACATTGA